CAAAGATTAATTTGATAGAAAAACGGCCGAATTGTGCTCAAGGCATGCAAGTTAAAAATAAATTGCAGCAAACACTCGCTAAAGGAAAACGTTCCAGTGAGAAACGCCTCCTTAAGAGCACGACAAATGTCTCGGATGTCCGAGACCATCAATCGTACTGTGCCGTACAGTCGGTTGGTGAAGATCAGAGCTTTACGCTCCCCCAACGGACCTCGGCGGTAATACGTGGACTTGCACTTATAATGGATCATCATGGTGCTGATCTTGTGATTCGTAAGCAAATGGAATCACAGGTCCACAGTTATCTCGATAAGTGTGCCGACGAGATGGTTTGGTTGAAGCATGTTAAATACTTGCTCTCCTACCCTCTCGCACGGTATCTCGATAACGAATTACCTTCTCCCCCCGATCGTGTTTTCCGACCGACGGGTGCTTTCCTCAGATGGTGGCGACTTAGACTCTTTGTCTTTAATCGTCGTAATACTCACCTTTGGTATAGCTGGTTTCAGGCGAAACGCGCTGCGTTGCCGGTCTCTGATGATTTCGTTCAGAGAACGTACTTAGATCACTTTGCTACTTTAACAAAGGATGATCCTGGCAGCGAACTGACTATCGATCGTATTTTTTCTGATCGATCGTTTCGCCAAGTTCTCGACAAAGTCCGGAAATCTGTTAAAAAGAATTTCTCTGATGACTTCGAGGATTGGAGTGCCTCTAACTCCGCATGTTTTGAAAAGACCCGCTCTTGGGGCGGTCAGCATGCTTTCCTCCGTTCGATGTGCAACTTTTCGTCCGTACTAGAGTCTGATCTACATAGTATGAACTTTTATCCTAAATTGCACGGTCGAGAACTAAAATCGAACGTTGTTATTGAACGGCGAATTTCTCGTGGTGAAGACTTATGGTCTAGCCTTCGGGAAATCGCTGGTTTTCGAACTCTTGTTTCAGGCGGCTTCGAAATGGATGAACAGGTGAACTGTACCATTCAGGCTGTCCTTGAACCGTTCAAAGTTCGTGTCATTTCTAAAGGCGAGGCTCTTCCGTACTATACGATGAAGCCCCTTCAGAAATGCCTTCATTCTGCTCTTCGCAAAATGGACTGTTTTCGACTGATTGGTCGACCGCTCTCTCCGTGTGACTTCCAGGATCTCTTTGAGAAGTCATCGCGAGATGATGAGTGGTTTAGTATTGATTATTCAGCCGCAACAGATGGACTTAGCTGGAATTATTCCGGTAGAATTCTTCGGTACATAATTCAGGACCTACCGATCGAGATTAAAGAACGCGCTCTCGCTGTTCTTGGTCCCCATCGATTATGGTATCCTAGTCCATGTGGCACTGGAAAATATTTTGCTGGTGTTCAGCGTAACGGACAGTTAATGGGTTCGATACTCTCATTCCCTATCCTCTGCTTGGCCAATCTCGGCGTATATTTGGTGACTACCTCAGACCATCAAGCAGATTGGTCGACTAAAGATCGCCTCCGTCACGTTCTCGTTAACGGAGATGACATGGTCTACAGTGCTCCTCGTCGGCTCTGGAAAGAGCACGAA